CTGCAGACAAACGAATGTTTATATATTCATATTACTGTGAGTGTTCTAATCTTGGCACCTTGACATACAGGTCCAGAGGACTAGAATCCGAAGGGCTCGTCAAGCGAACGCAAAGAAGAACATTTTGCTCTTCTAGTGAAAATCACTTACGGTTTCCTTCAAAGAAGGTTTGGATCAATTGTTCTGATGAACTTTGATCAACTAAAAATCTTCAAGAAGTAAACTGCTTATTCATCCTTTCAGACTCCGACATAGAACTCTTGTCAAAATTGGCGAGAACTATGAATTACATCTGAAACTCCAAAGATACCTTAAGAGGTCAAAGGATTAAGACACTAAAGTCTTTACGGAAACACTTTATACGTGTTTCTGTCAAACAAGACTTAGTGAAATTGGATCAGTCGAAGTGAATTCGACGATTAAATCAAGATCCAGTAACCCTATCTCTTATAAGTTTAAAACATGTGGAACATAGAATGTCTGACGACGAATTTTGTCGAGCAGCACTTACAATTCTCTGGAAATCGAGAGATATTGTAGTCGCTCCTGAGACAGATTTTAAAACAATAACTGATCCATGTAAAGTGGATCACATTGCTTTACAGAAGTTCAATTCTGAAGTATCTACTCAATGATCTAAGCTTGGAATAGGAAGAAATGAGCTCTTCTACTTGACACTAAAACCAAATTGGTTTTGGTCAAACAAGGCTGGCCCTTTGAACGGGGCAGCTATGTTGTCTTCTCTTAAAGAGTTGACTTCATATTCGGAAGAAAGCTTAAGCACGTTGCTTAACTACGTTAAGACAAGTGGTGCTCCTGCATATGCAGATGTTGTTAAACATATTAAACATCTGCAGCCTATTTCCCACCAGAGAACTATCAGAAAACTGACTGCTCTCGCAGATTACGAAGGTAAAACGCGAGTGATCGCCATTGGCGACTATTTGAGTAATGTTTTACTCAAACCTTGTCATGACGTTCTTATGAAATGTTTAAAAGGGATAGATCCCGATTACACTCATAAGCAGCACACTCTCGACATGATCAAATTAAGAGATCATGAAGAACCAGTGTCCGTTGATTTAACGGCGGCAACTGATAGAATTCCCTCTTTGGTAACTGCGAACATTTTAGGAGAATACTTTGCTGATCATGCTTTCGCAGATAGCTGGTATCAACTTATGACACAGTTCAAATTCCGATATTACGATATGGAATTACGAGGACAAAACGAATTGTCTTACAGCACAGGGCAACCTATGGGACTTTACAGTTCCTGACCTGCCATGGCTTTAACAAACCATGTCATTGTCCGCCTAGCTGCTGCTAGACTCGGTTTCGAAAGATACGATCGTTACCAAATTATTGGTGACG